TTAGTTCTCCTCAGATATTCAATGCCAATGTCGATCTTGGTGCCGATGTAACTAATTCTATTACGGTCAAGGGAACCCTAGTCATCCCAAGTGGTGGTGCGAATGGCAAGGTGTTGACTTGCAATGCGAGTAACCAAGGTGTGTGGACGGTACCTGTCATTACAACGGTAGGCACCCAAATTGGAGCAGGGGCAATAGCGACACAAACAGGTGCCGTAGTCATCACTGCTGATCTCATTGGTGCAGCCACTACAGGTGCCCTTACAACCCTTACCGGCCAAGTCACTGATGCGGTTACTGCGTCTACCAACGCCTACAACACTGCTGTTGCTGCTGCTGGTGTAGCTGCCAACAAACTGAGTTCAGTCACTATCACGACAACGCAGATAGACAACTTAGGTGTGTCTTGCCTCGAGGGACTCGGTACTGCCGCTTCACCCCTGAAGGTCCTAGGGGCTTCTCCGCTAGGAGTTGCCGGAGGTGATCTCACCAGCTCCTACCCATCCCCAACCATTGGTAACAACAAGGTCACCTATGGAAAGATGCAGCAGGTATCCACGGGACTCCGGCTACTCGGGAACCCAGCAGTTGGTGCTACCGCTGCGAATGTCACTGAGATCTCCTTAGGTGCCGGCCTTGCTTTCGATGCGGGTCAACTCAAGAACACAGCGATCCCCACGGTATCCGCTAGTGGAACCAACACCTTCACGGGTGCCAACACATTCCAAGGGAATGTAACGGTTGGTGATGCAGCGGCTGATGCTCTTACGGTGAACGCAACGATGTCCACGGTTGCCCCGGTGACCTTGGGTTCGGCTATTGGTAGTGCCTCGCAAATCACAGTTCATGGACCACTGAAGATTACTTCGGGTACTCCAGCGGCAGGGCAGGTGTTGACCTGTGATGGAAGCGGTAATGCAACTTGGGAACAATCAGCGGCAAATCCCTATACGCCATCGTTGACCGGAATTGGATCTGTTCAGCTGTTGGGCTGGACAACCGGTAGCAATGGCAGTGTAAGCGGTATTTGGTGTTTCCCTTCACCTAGCCTCATCGTTGTAAGTGGCTCCGGAAGCAATCCTCAGATTCGTGTTGCAGCAGGAATGGGCACTTGGTTAGCAAAAAAAATAGATAGGGTCGGCACTGCCCAATATACATTGACTGACACACTTGGGCCGAACAGAGATCTTCTTGCAGTGAGTGATCAGTGGATGCTCGTCCGAGTCTCCTAAGGCATCCCATGAATACCCAACTCGACCATGAAGTCATGCTTGCCATTGGCCGCCTTGAGGGAAAGCTCGACCTGCTTCTACAGCAGCGTCAGGCTGCCCAAGGGGAAATGAAGGAGTTAGATCATCGCGTTCGTCATCTAGAGCATTCACGCTCATACATCATTGGTGCAGCAGGAGTCATTGCTGCCATCGTTTCAGCCCTCTTTCAGTACACCCTAGCGAGTAAATAAATATGCAAGTCAAGTATCTCCTGCCTAAGACAAGTAACTTTGCTACTAACAGCAGCATCACCGGTCCAACGCATCCATACAACCCAATTTCATCAACGGTTGGATTGCTTCTACTTAGTCTCGTTAGTTCCTCCACTACAGCGACAACGGTTGGTACAGCGACGATTGAGGTTCAAGGAACCGTTGATGATGTGGAGTGGTTCACTCTTCTCAGCGTCCCTGTTGGCTCATTGAAGATGCCTGTTGGTCACTTTGATGTAGGCACCGCCAATGGAGCAAGGAACTACACACAGGTCATTCAGACGATGCCTCGTATGCGTATCGTTACTTCAGGTGCCCTCGCCTCTGTCGGTGGTTCAACCACTTTCCTACGAGCAGTACTCCTCAATGGCTGATCCCACCAAGGAAACCCTCAAGAGCCTCCATGCGAGTCTCTGCAATGAGCTGCTGCGCCGGGTTGCCTCAGGGGAAGCGACACCCGCTGACCTCAATGTTGCCCGTCAGATGCTCAAGGACAACCAGGTGGATCAAGTGGCTCTCGCGGGTACCCCAATTCTCCGTCTTGCACAGACTCTGCCCTTTGATAATCAGGAAGATCTGCGTACCGGCACCTAAGTATGGAGATAGATCCCCGGCTCAAGGACTTCCGTAATGGACTCCACCTTGTCTGGGCTGAACTTGGGCTCCCTGCGCCCACCAAGGTGCAATATGAGATGGCATCATGGCTCCAAGGGGGTCCAAGGCGATCTGTCACCCTTGCTTTCCGTGGGGTAGGGAAGTCTTGGATCACTTCAGCATTCGTTATGCATGAATTGATGTTGGATCCTACGAAGCAGTTCCTCGTTGTCTCTGCATCCAAGAACCGGGCTGATGAGTTCGCCTCGTTCTGCCGGAAGTTGATGCAGGTAGTGCCCATGTACCAGCACTTGATGCCTAGGGATACCCAAAGGAACTCAGCGATAGCCTTTGATGTGGGTCCTGCGCCACCGAGCCATGCACCAAGTGTCAAGAGCCTCGGTATCACCGGGCAGTTAACCGGCTCCCGTGCTGATGTAGTGATCCTTGACGATGTGGAGGTAGCCAACAACAGCCTCACCTCCACCATGAGGGAGCAACTACAGGAGCGCATCAAGGAAGTTGATGCAATCATCAAGCCTGGGGGGCGCGTCATCTTCCTAGGGACTCCTCAGAGCGAAGAGTCCATCTACAACATCCTCCAAGAGCGGGGCTATGAGTGCCGCATATGGCCAGCCCTGTACCCCTCAGAGATCGAGATGACCGCCTACGGTGGTCGCTTGGCACCCACGATCCAAGAGGAGTGGACTCAAGAGATCGTTGGGACTCCTACAGACCCCAAGCGGTTCTCCAAAGAGGATCTACAGGAACGAGCACTCTCCTATGGGCGAAGCGGGTTCCAACTTCAGTTCATGCTCAATACGAGTCTGGCTGATCAGGACAGATATCCCCTCAAGCTCCATGACCTCATTGCCTATGGTGGCGATTGGGAGCAAGCACCGGAGCGTTTGGTGTGGTCAGGATCCAAGGAGAAGATCGAGGAAGACCTACCTGCCGTTGGCTTCCGTGGTGACCGCTACCACAACCCCATATCCATCTCAGACAAGTTCATACCCTTCGCAGGATCCGTGCTTGCCATTGACCCCTCAGGGCGTGGTGAGGATGAAACTGCGTATGCCGTCGTCAAGATGAGCAATGGATGGATGCACCTCACCGCAGCCGGTGGACTCCGTGGTGGCTACACACCTGAGAACCTCAGAGCACTCGCCAAGGTTGCTAGGGATCAGAAGGTCAACAAGTGCATCGTCGAATCAAACTTCGGGGATGGAATGTTCACGCAGCTCCTGACCCCGTACCTACGGGACTCATGGCCATGCTCTATCGAAGAGGTACGCCATTCCATTCAGAAGGAACGGCGGATCATCGATACCCTTGAACCCATCCTCAACCAGCATCGACTCGTAGTGCAACCGGCAGTCATCAAGGCTGACTATGAGTCCACCAAGGGGCTACCGCCGGAGAAGCAGTTGTCCTATCAGCTCTTCTATCAACTCACCAGGATCACAAGGGATCGTGGGAGCCTCAGGCACGATGACAGACTCGATGCGCTCTCCATGGCCGTGGGCTATTGGGCGAAAGCAGTAGCAGTTGATGTGGACAAGATGATCATCGCTAGGAAACAAAGAGATATTGATGTCGAACTCGAACGGGTCGAGCGGGCATATACGAAAACCTTCGGAACCCAAGGAACCTCAGGCCTCAACTGGCTTGGAAAGAATCAATGACATATAGCAATACCTACTCATCCCCGAGTTCACCCACTAACTTCATCCCATTCAGCGGGATGGGTATGCGAAAGGGTGGGCGGGCGACACTGATGCCCTCGAACTACCAAGGGGATGGCTCCACGCTCAACCTTGATTTTACTACGGGTGTGTTGGACTCAAGGCTTACATTTAGCCGCGCCGGTGGTGGAACCTATGTCGGGCCAGATGGGTACATCTATGGTGTTGATAGTGCTACTAGTGCATCGCTTGCCATTGGAACAGGTTCTAAGTCCGTTACTTTGACAGCAACCGCAGGTGTAGATAGACGCTTTCAGGTAGGTCAAACGGTCTACTTCAGCAGTGGCGCAAACAACATGAGTGGTTTGGTGACTGCCTATAATGCATCAACACAGGTCATCACCATCAATGCCACTGCACCAACCGGAAGTGGTTCATTCACATCATGGTTCGTTGGCAATGCGTCCCCTCGGTTCGACTACAGCCCTACGAACATTGGGGAACCAAGGGGGTTGCTGATTGAGGGGCAAGCAACAAATATGTGTCGTTGGTCAATCGATACTGGATCGTGGGACGGCGCAGTTACCGGAGTAACAAAGACAACAGAAACTATCGTTGCACCTTCTGGTGTATCTACTTCCGTAGATCGATGGGTTGCATCGGCATCTTCTTACAAAACCTTCAATGCTACTGGAGGTCTTGCCACTACTAATTACACCCTATCTATGTGGGTACGCACAGTTTCTGGAACGGGAACATTTGGTCTAAGAGTCAACAATCTTTCGGATGGTTCTAACCAATCGTTTAACAACGCAACAATTACAACTACTTGGCAGCGTTTACAGGTTACTTTTAACAATACTGCTGCCGGAACCCTTCAGGGTGGAATGGCTCAATGGTCTGCCATTGGTGGACCGGGTACGGCAATCGATGTCTATGTATGGGGCGCACAACTAGAACTTGGCTCTAGCGCATCTTCCTTTATCCCTACGGTTGCAAGTCAGGTCACGCGGAATGCGGATTCTTGCTTGATGAGTGGCACGAACTTCTCATCTTGGTATAGCCAAGGTAAAGGAACAGTTGTTTGGACAGGTTCTGCGTTCCGCACTACTGCTGGGCACCTTGCCAACATCAACACAGTCAACAACGATCCACGGATCACGGCATATGTTGGTGCTGGCGCACTTACTAACCTAGTCACAAACGGAACTACGCAAGTATCGATGTTCTTTGGTTCTATAACTGCCAACACAGCATTCAAGGCCGCTTGGCGATTTGACACCAACGACTTTGCGGCGGTGCTAAACAATGGAACCGTGTACACCGATACGTCCGGAACTGTTCCTACCGGAGTTGATCGAATGCAGATTGGTGCTGCTGAAGGTGGCTACCAGTTCTTAGATGGATGGGTCAAGTCGATCAAGTACTACCCAACCGCAATTGATAATTCAGCATTGAAAGCGACAACTACCACAGTAGTTTCTGCTGATGTACTGGTAGTCGCTGGCGGCGGCGGTGGTGGTGGCACTACATACAACGCATACGGCGGCGGCGGTGGCGGTGCGGGTGGACTCGTTTATGCCTCTGGTGTGAACATTTCAACAGGGGTCAATTACACGGTGACGATTGGCGCGGGTGGAGCTGCGGGGGTTGGTAGCGGGGGAGCGGTTGAAGGGTCACCATCTTCGATAAGCGGTCTTGGACTTACTACAGCAGTTGGTGGTGGTCGAGGTGGTCGTGGCAACGGCGACAGCGTTCCTGGCACTAATGGAGGAAGCGGCGGCGGTGCTGGTGGCTACCCTGGGCAACCTAATGGGCTAGGTACATCCGGACAAGGATTTGCCGGAGGACAACCAGGTGCTGAGGCCAATCCCTACAGAGGCGCAGGTGGTGGTGGTGCAAGCGCGGCAGGTACAAATGGCAATGCAAGTTCTGGTAACGCTGGAAACGGCACTGCATATTTCGGTAGTAGTTATGCAGGTGGCGGCGGCGGTGGATCAACATCTACTTATGCAGTGGGTGCTGGTGGTACCGGCGGCGGCGGTGGTGGTGGAAACTTTAACGGTACTACCGGAACAGCAGGAACTGCGAACACGGGTGGTGGCGGAGGTGGCGCAGGTACGCCAAGTGCTGCTGGCAGCACCACAGGCGGTATCGGTGGATCTGGCATTGTCATTGTGCGCTACCCAGGATCACCAATTGGTTCGGTCACTGGCACTACTAACACTACGTCAGAAATGGGTGGTTACACCTTCCATACCTTCCGTGTAACAGGAAACTTGGTGATGACATGAGTAAATACGCAGCAGAAATTATCGATAACGGAGTGACACGCATACTCGTAATGGAATCAGTTGCATGGTTAACTGAAAACCTTGGAGGCGAATGGATTGAATGCAAAGTGGATGGCAGTATTCGCGGTTGCTATCCGGGCATTGGATACACCTACGACCGCGTGAATGATCTGTTCGTACCGCCTCCTGCGGAACCAGAAGGTCCTCCGCGTCCCGAAACCCTAACGACCCCCTAAACACCATGGACTATATGCTCCGCACCCCCACAGAGTCCGCTATGGAAGACATCCTCATCGCTGCTGGCCTTGCCCAAGAGACCACAGATCACGAAGGGGAGGTCATGGTGGTTCCTACTGAACATATATCCATTGACCACATCGGTGCCATCCCACCTAAGACCGACATCGAGGGCAACATCCTCAGTCCCGGTGACACCCGTTGGCACACCAACATCCGCGCCATGATCGAGTTGACCCCTGAGGTGATCGAGGGGCTCCCTACCTTTACCCCTGAACCCTCCATTCCATACCGGGTGTTCGCCTAGGTTGCCCCAGGTGCCCTTTGAACCCTTCGGGTGGGTCAGAGGGTGACCAAAGGGAAAGAATCGATCCTAGGGGAACCTAGGAGCCCTGCCGTCACTACAGCGTCCATACGCTACCGATGATCTAAGTTCCTAAAGATGCCGTCCAGCGGCCATGGGGGTAGTGGGAATCCCCCTCGGTGACCTATGGAGATACTGAATTTCGTTTCTGCCCCTGCGTATGGTCAGGTTAGAACCATACTGCAACCACCCGGGGTGAGTAGAGCCAGACAGTGGTGTCTGTACCTCTGCAACCACCCTAAGGTCAGATAGTCTAGATCCTGTAGGTATGACATCATCATCCTCCAAAGAAGCTAGGACTGGGAAGTAGATAGGTAAACAGGTACTAGTGCATACATCCGTAGGATGAAGACCACTAGGGAGGGATAAGGAGACTCTAAGGCAACTTGGGGGCAGGGTCACACGCTTTCCTTAGGGAAAGAAATATGGCGTTCTGAGGCTCCTAGAGGGGGTACTGTCAGGAAACTGATGATGCTGACCTAAGGTTCCTAAGGGTACCTAAGGTGCTCAAATCAGAATGCTGATGATGCTGAACCAGGGTACCTAAAGAAGCTCCTGTCAGGGAACCTATGGGAGTCACATCAGAATGCTGATGATGATGATCCAAGGAACCTGAGGCAACCTAAGAGGACTAAGGATGACTAGCGGAGACCCTGCTCGGAGTCCGAGGAGACCCGTTAAGACTCTTCGGGTCAGGGGGAAGAAATGGGCTCTTAGGTTCGTACCGAATCTTGGGGACTCCGCAGGGCAATGTGACTACACCCAAGGGATCATCAGGATAGCCCTGGGGCAGAAGCCTCAGGATGAACTCGATACCCTCGTCCACGAGCTCCTCCATGCTGCCTATCCAGATCTTGTGGAGTCAGCGATTGCTGAGGGGTCCTTAGGGGTCTCCGAGGCACTTTGGAGGTTGGGGTATCGAAGGGGCTCTTAGGGGCTCTTTAGGGCTCTTTAGGGGAACCCAAATGTTTGGCGAAAAAGTCTGAAGAGGTGTATCGCAAGGAGCCCGGGGCGTTCCCCCCCGTGGCCGTACCCGCGCCCCCGCACGCGCCCGCGCATCGCGCACACGCACGCACGCGCACACGCGCCCGCGCATCGCGCACACGCACACGGGCGAACGCGAGCACGGGCGAACGCGAGCACGGGCGAACGCGCCGCGAACGGGCGAACGGGCGAAGCAACGGGGCACGGTGTGCGAATCCGTCTATACATGGATGCGGCGCATCGGATAATGGATCCCGTGTAGGGCATCGGGACGCATGGCGGGGCATCGTTGGTAGCACACCTCCCCAGGCATACTTGGTAGCACCGGCGGGAATATGGGCGACTAGAAATAGTTGTCCATTTATCATTTTTCATCCTGCTAGATGGTTGACCTATCCGAAGTACTCGTTATACTTGAATGCATCGGAGCCGAGCGTAATTCGGATTCGATACTAAACCTCCTTCTATATAAAGGATTCACGAATGTACACGCTTCAAACTGACTCACACGGGAACCGCATTGTCTGCAAGGGCGACACGGTACGCAATGGCTACCGCATCGTCGCTCATGGCACCTATGCCGCAATGCTGGCAATGAAAGTAGGCGCGTAATGCCTACTCAATACGATGGTCGTTGGGGTTCTCTCAATTCCATAGACATTCTTGCGCCCGGTATCGAATGGATTGACGGTAGTAGTCATGGCGGGTTCCGTTTGTCCCGTGCGCGTCTAGCTGAAATGCCAGTAGACCTACGGGGTGAATCGTTCAGCTCCGATGAATACTTCGAGGAAGACTGCAGCGCAGTAGCTATCGTCCTAGCGTTCCCTCAATTCTTTACCCCAGAGAAAGTAGTACTAGCCGCTTCACTGTTAAAGGGTATTCGCGCATCCCGTATGAATCGGCAAGCAAAGAAAGTAGGCGCATAATGGTAGTGCTACACCTATCCGTCGAAGATGGTATGGACATACTCCTACGCGACGAATGCGCTCGCTGGACTGGATTCGGTGCCCGTCTAATCATGGAACACCTAGACGCACTATCGGAGGATACGGGCGAACCTATTACATTCGACCGGGTAGCTATACGGTGCGAATGGTCAGAGTTCCAAACCATCGATGAAGCTGCACGATGCTGGGGAGTAACGCCGAAGCAACTGCGCGACGCTACTACGGTGCTCGAGCATGATCCCAAGATTCACCCATCGGCCGTAGTTGTGGTGCAAGACTTCTAATAGTGGCATCCATTCGGATCCCTGCGGTAATCCGTAGGGATCCTTATGGGCATCACTTCGATACCCGCCGTTGCCTGAGCGTAATTCGGGCGATCTAGATGGAGTCTGCACAATGTCATTACTTGAAAGGCCTACGGCCCGCGCTATCAGTTTGCATCAGATTCCCCGTTCATCCGGGGCAGTAGTTTGGGAAGGGAATTCCCCTATCGACGGTGCGCCCATCGTCGCCATAGTTGTATGGCATTCCCGCAATGCCAAGACGGGCGATATGTCCCAAACATTCATCCTCCGCGCCGATATGCGGCCAACGGATGCCATAATGAGCGGGGCAGACTATTCCATATGTTTCAATTGTAAACATCGGGGTGACGAATTGAATCCCCGTACTTGTTATGTCGAGGCGGGCAAGTCTGTGAATGCCGTCTATAAATGCTACGCTGCGGGCAACTACCCTACGATTTCCCCTGGCGACGCATCATCCATGATTCGAGGCCGCGCCGTTCGCCTCGGAGCCTACGGGGATCCGGCAATGGTTCCCGCGAGTGTGTGGGATTCCCTAGTATCAAGGGCATCGGGGTATACGGGTTACACCCATCAGTGGCGTACGGCGACTACCCATCGTCACCTATGCATGGCATCGGTTGATTCCCCTGCGGAACACTTGGAAGCTCAGGCGCAAGGGTGGCGCACCTTCCGCGTCCGTAGTTCCGCTACTGATGCAATGATTCCCGGCGAAGTGGTTTGCCCCGCGAGTGCCGAGGGGGGAAACCGGACCCAATGCATCCGATGCCGTTTGTGCTCCGGCGCAAGCGGTCGCCGTGGATTGTGCTCCGGTATTGCCATCATTGCTCATTAAATTGATTGACCAAACAGGAATAAACCGATACCATGACTATCCCTATGCCACACTCCGCCACTAGTACTACCGTATCAGATCGCATCAATTCCCTCCTTCGCCGCGTAGATAAGGGGGAATGGGTAGGGGATCATTGGGAAGCCCATCGTTGCCTAGTGGCCGCCCTAGGTCTCCTCGATTCCCCGGAGCTCCTGACCGAAGAGGAACGCATATGGCTCACGGGGGTAACCGTATGGGTATGCGAGTCCATCGACGATGCCGCCATGCTGGAGTGATTCCCCTACGCGCCCGAAACGGATCACCAATGATCCGTATTCCCCTTGCGTAATAAGGGGAACTGATGAGGGCAGATATTCCCGACACTTGCAGAGGATTACTATGACTAGCCACTACCGCCTAGATATGCGAAGCTTCAACGATGATCGGCACACTATCGGGTTCGATTCGATTCCCCCGGATTCGGTCATTGAAGCTGCCGTTGAAACATGGGGACTGTCGATAGCCATTGGGGGAGTCGTGGATGTCGTTTGGAAAATCCATGACGGCCTAGACATTCTGCGCTACGGGTGGCATATAGGGGATCTGGTTTGGGTGGAGGGTCAGGATTCCCCTCGCCTGAAGGGAGGCACCCGATGAACCATCTAGTTGCAGCTTTCAATACCGTAGTGAATCCGCCGGTCTACCTTGGAGGTCACTTTGTTTCCCTCTATGTAACCATTCCCTACTATGGTGGCCCTGAGGAAGGGGGCTGGTGGGGGAGTGATGTTAAACTGGTTTCCTATAAACACTGCGCGTCGATTGAGGAAGCGCGTGTATTGGAAGCGCGTGTAGGGGCACTGGCACTACGCGAGAGTAAGGAAGCGGAGCGCGTCGAGAATGCCCATTGTGCCCGCCAGTGTGATTGGTTGGAAGCGCGTGGGCTAGACTCTGATTCCCTCCCCGAGGTGGATGGTGCCGAGGCGTACTTTGTTGTGATTGAATCAAAGCCTGGTGAATCAGAGCACCAGGGTGACCGCCACTATTCGTAAAGCATTATGATGATTCCCCGCTGAACCCATTCCCGTCCAAGCATCCCCTGTTATAGCAGGGTAGATGCGATAGGCCCTCCCAGGGATTACGCCCCTTGGGAGGGTTTTTGTTTTTCGCGAATTAATCTGCTATTCCCCCTACATTCCCGTTGACGAATCATTGACCACCAAGGACAATTCCCTGCAATGGAACTAAATCCAGATGGCACCGTGGTTACCCAGGTGCATTTACGGCGGAGAATCGTGGAGCTGGAAAGAGCATTGGACGCTCACAAACTGGCTCTGTTGGCACTGACTCAGGCACTGCATCGAAAGGACTCGAAGCATGAAGGCACTAGATCCCATCGTGGAAGTGACGGCGAACTACCTACGGGCAAGAGCGAGGGCTGAGGGGGGCGAGCTAGGAGTGTCCCCTGATTCCCTGATGTTCGCCCGTGCAGCAGACCTTATTATTGAACAGGCGGGTCGCATTGATGCGGCCAAGGAGAGCCTGTTGACTATCCAAAAAAAGCTCCTTGAGATGGAGTCTCGGGGAGGGCCGTGGTAATGGTTCCACGAACTTCCCGTGCAATTGCTTCACTTCCTTCAGATCATGCAGAAATATGGGGAAAATTCCCTGGTTCTGACCGTCGGGCTCTATCTAAAGGGGATCCATTATCCTATAACTCCACCGAACGAGTCCTTGATAGAGCAATCCGCAAGGAGATGCTTCGATCTTGGGATGTCAATGAGTTTCGTATTGGTGCTGAGCAGTTAGCACGCATCTTGGGGCCTCGCTGGGAGCACCGTATGGCTGCTATCCAGGGTTTGGGTTTGCGACGAGTGGGGGCACTCGTAGAGGCGGGGGGACTGCGTATGAGTGTGAACTATTTCCGTTGCGAACTTCTTCTGAGGGTCTACTAATGCAAGTGCTGATAACTCACCAAAGTATCTCCTGGCTCCACTTCGAGCTTGAAATCCACCGTTGGACTCTGTACATAAATGTTTTCCATAAGTGGGACAAGTGGCTTGACGCAACTTCCCGCGCAGGGGATACTGTTCCTTATGTCAACCAAAGTCAACAATACCCAAGCGATCAAGAAGTTCCTGAGCAATTGTGCATTGATGAGGACTCAGAACGAAGATATCCCGGTGCTGGCAACCGCGATCTTCTGCCTCATTGCCGAGTCGAACCTCAGGGGGAAGCCGCTGTGCATGGCTGACATCGGAGAGGTCATGGGTGTTTCAACATCCACTGTCTCTCGCAATGTCTCGCTCCTCGGGAAGAACCTCGTTCGCCCAGGGAGAGCAGGGCGTTGGGGTCTCGACCTCATTCGTCCTGAAGAAGATCCCGCTGACCGGCGGCAAGTATTGCTATTCCTAACTACTAAGGGCAAGACCATTGCTCTGCAAATCAATCAATCGGAAGGTTCTTAAATGCTTACGAAACGCGGTAACTCCTATCAGGCCTCATTCACTGTTTCCGGTAAGCGGTACCGGCAAAGCTTCAAGACTGAGAAGGAAGCAAACCTGTGGCGGCGGCGGCTGGAGTTGGCTGTTGATAGTGGTGAGGACACCAGTGTTCTTCTTTCGGCACCAACTGTTGACCAAAAAGAGACTCACACGCTACAGGATCTTTTCCTTATTACCCATAAGACCCGTTGGTCAAGACTCAGGACGGACTCGATGACTGATGTGGGGGGCAGGGTGGTTGCCCTTCTTTCCCCAGGGAAACTTGTCTCCGAGATCACCCATGCGGTGGTCGTGAAGATGGTC